CCGAATTTCAGCGCAATGCGTATGCTCGTCAGTTTGTTTCGGGTCCCGTGACATCTATTCCGGGTGACCAAACCGCATTCGCGGAATGGTTGTACGGAGAGAAGGATGGTTCGATTTGTAGAAGCGACAGTCGTGCATGCGATCCCAATGCGCGAGGTGTGCAATTGGAAGCCTTCGGTGGATTGGATCCAAGTGGAGATATGAGGAGTGGCATGTTCGGTGGTGGAAATGGTCCAGCTTAGATAGATAAATATTCTCATGTAATAGTAAATGGCGTACCAACTCCAACCTGGTATGAATTTAGTTGAAAACCCCGCTCGACCTCCCGTGTGTGCGACTGATGAAGTATTTGTTTATCCCCAGCCCAGCACTCTTAACTACAGTTCGGGACGACCTAATACTATGTTGTACGGGACAGCTCCTTACATGGCCGGTAAAGGTTCCCCAGCTCAACACATTGAGACGAGTGACCAATTACGACCGCAGTCTACCAGTCGGTTCAATAAAATATTGGCTCAAACGTACGAACAGAACCTATTCCCCCTTCAAGACATGAAGTGTAAGCTCCCACTCCGGTCCATTTCATACGAACCTGAAAGTACACGCGCTGATACACAAAATCAGATGTTCATGAAGAGATATCCCAGTCAATAAAAATATTTATAACAATTAAGAATGGCAGACCCTATTTCAATTATAGCTATTGTCGGATTAGCCTACATAGGGAAAAAAATGAGCGATCCCAAACCAGAACTATACCAGGTTGCATCTAAACCTACAGAACGTCGTATTATAATTCAGGAAGAGGTGCCAAACATAGCCGAACCGGGATCAATCGGTCTCGATAATCTCCCGGAACGAAAAATAGAAATACAAAACTTTGGTGATATTGTACCACAAACGCGTACATCCGGTACCGAAGTACTGGAGATGCGTAATCGCATGTTTGACAACGGTCGCATGAACAACATATCCCCGATTGAAAAACAACTCGTCGGTCCGGGTATTGCTGTAGGTCCGGAAGTACCCGCCGCGGGTGGATTTCAGCAGATCGTACGTGTCAACCCCGATAATGTCGGTGCACACCGTCTCACAACCCTACCTGGTCGAAGTGGTCCAGCGCATGATGTATTCGGTGGACGTCGTGGAAAGATGGGTGACATTGCCAATAACCGCCCGGAAAAAACTGCGTTCCTTCCCGATCGTCGCCCGGTCGCAGGTGGTAGGTCTCAAGGGTTTGATGGACATGTTGTTCGTGGTGAGCATGTAAACGGAAAGCGTTTAACGAACCGGTCTCAGACAGGATCTCGTGATGACGGACTTGGCTTTTCAGGTGCTAAAAGTGTCGTAGCTGGTATGAAAATGGCACAAGATCCTACGCGAAACAAGAAGGATGGAAATAGCGAGCAGTATAGATACAACAACCAAATTGCACCAGGTGTTTCTTCATACGCACACGGATACCTTTCGTCACCTGCAACAAAGATAGGCGAGGATCGTGTGTATGGGACAGGACATACTGTAGAGGAGTTAAATAAGTATGGGTTCCGACCCGACGATCGTCGTGGTAAGGCGAACCGTATTGGTAATGCCGGTCGCATGAACGTTCGTGCGGGTGCCCTCAACCAAGGTGGTATGCCGACTGTCATGCGCGCGGATACTACACGCGTCGATGGTCGTTATGGTCCAGTGAGTGGTGGTTGGACGCAACAATACAACAATAACAAGTATTACAAATTCAACGCGTACAAGGGTAATTCTAACCCTTACGCGACGGATGAAAGTTTAGGCGTTGCGAAACAGCAGCTCCAGAATAACCCAGTCGCTCAGCAGATGATGTAAATAAATAAGAGTCGAGTAACAACACCCATTAAAATATTATCCATATATTTTAATGAGCGTATACACGTTAGATATAGATAGTAGTGAACGCGATCCTACTGTATACCCGAACCCTGCCGATTATGTGATCGAACTTAAAAGCCCTATTTATGATGTTAATAAAATTTCCATCGCATCTGCACGAATTCACGCGAGTCAATTGTTAATCAACGATCGTAACAATACATTCACGGTGACAAATACGACGGATACTACAGTGGCTACTGTTACGTTAGATAACGGAAACTATAAAGGTACCACACTTGCGACAGAACTCGGAACGAAACTTACGACCGCAGTTGGTGAAACTGTAACCGTCGTATATGATTCTGATGATAATACACTGAAATTCACTGCGGCGAGTGACGAGTTTCGATTTGATTTCTATGGTGGAACGAAAGGGTTTGCGAATACTATATCCGGATATACAACACCACACGATATATTAGGTCTCCCACCGAGTAATGTTGCGTCGACTAGTAGCGTGATTACAACAGGGAGTATCAACTTACAGGGACCAGATGCACTTGTTATCAAAATAAGTAGCGGTGCTGAAGAGTTCAATAAAACGGTATATTCTGATACACCGTTTTATACTGGTCGTATCTTGATGTGCGGTGATGTGATTAATTATTCGGGGAAGGATGATATTGTAGAACATAATTTCGATACAGGGAAACAGGGGAGTATATCGAAATTACGAGTTCAGTTTTTTTATAGTAGTAATAACCAGCTCATACCGTATGATTTTAGAAACGCTAACCATATTATTAAGCTCTGTATTGAGGGTTCACGGGATAAACTATCCGTCCTCCCAGTCGTAAAACGTGATTTTTCGCTTCCTACACCTATGCGCATACCGGAATTTGAGGATCCGAATAGGTGGAATGCGTTTATCTATATATTTATGATAATCGTGACAGGTATATTTTTTTTAATATTTACAAGACCACGGCGAATTAGCGTGTGATCGCGTAGACGGGGGCCACGGGCTTCTTGACACGCTTTGACACACGGGAAATGACCATGTATACAATCACAGACAGGAGAGTGGTGAAAAGCGCTGTAAGAGCGTAGTTCATACCACCGTTCTTCTGGACCTTGACGACCTGATGGATGGTCCATCTCACGAGATCCATCCACGACAGGGCAGCCGCGAAAGAAAATCCAGCAACGACGGAGTTGAGAGATTGTGTTTCGAGTTCACGGGAGATAGCGAGCAGTGTATCGGTGGCAACTTCGGCGGACATTTTTATAATATAAGAAGATTTTATTCTGGTAACAACTCTTCAACAACTAGAATTTTCTTAAATTTGTCGGTACTATACCCCCTGACGACAACGCCATCGCCCTGGTCATCGTCACTGTCAGCATCGGAAACGGAAATAGATTCGTTATCGTCGCATTTAAATTCCTTGTATTCGGAATTTGTCCATCCTTCCAGGTCAGGACATGTTTCCATTACTATCGATTGCATTTTTTATCATTGTTTCTGACGGATTGGTTGGGGACCACCCATCCCACGCGTCATATGCATCGTTTATTTTCACGAACCTTTCATCATCCCCCGAATAAGGTTCAAACATACTTTCGTCTATATCATCGTCTATCTCGATATCATCTTCTCCTGAATCAGTATCGTCATATATTTCGGGGTAATAGGTTCCAATTTGCTGACCCACTGTATACATGGCACAGTATTTCATACAGTATTCCATATCTTTCGCGAGAATTGTGTCGCGACCACACGCCCTGGCGTAGTGTCCTGATAATACTACCGCACTTTCCAATACTGGTGTAATAATTTCAATCGCCGATTGGGCCATTTGGGAAGATGAGTCGTCCAGCTCCATCCTGGATGCGTAAGATATTATTACTAAGTGCGTAAACTCTAAGTTCTCTTTCATTCACTATATCATTGTTCAAACTCATGCTTATATTCTGATCTTTAATCACACTGAAGTTTTTCTGACCAGTTGGATACCATCGTTCAGGTTCAAGAGCAAAACTGTAAGAGTAAAATCTCCTGAAGAGTTGCGTTCGTGAGTGATGAATACCACTCTGCACGGCGCGCAGGTTTATGACATTCCCTGTAATTTTATCGAGAATGACTTCGTTATCAAGGGTCATTTCTAAACTTACGAGGTTTTCGTAGTTTGTATACCGTCTATTGTTAGGCCCGGGTGGGTACACTTGATCGGGGTGGTCATAATCAAATGGATGGAAAGAATTATGCTTGTTATTTTTTCTTAAAATTATAAAATAGAGTTCCTTCACTGGGTTAGTAAAGTTGAGTCTACACTTCGTCTCATCAAACCCATCTACTGTTGAGACGGGAATTTGGAACCTGTTACGCTGAAGCTGCGTGATAATATAGTCTTGTTTACCAGATTGAAGTTTAATTCGTTCGGGTTCCTCTAGTTGTATAAGTTCCGTGTGTACAGATATGTCGTCAATTTTAAGAGTGGATCTATCTAATGGATTGCTGTTACCGAAGTAAACCTGACTACCCATTCCAGAGTGGATACCACAATAATAATATAAGACACTTGGACTGCTACGTCCCTGTGCGTCTGTATCGTTCTCTGGTACAACGAACGTGTATACGGTATTATCACCGACGGTGGCAGATGTAATTCCCGTTGTGTATTGGGATAACGGCACCCCTGCACTACTGCGACCATCTTTATATATAGAAAATTTGAATGGATGATCCGTGTTCGTATTTGTATTGATCGTGAACGTATAAGTACTTCCTCGGTTCAGTGTGAGTGTAGGTCTGTCAACGTCGTCGATATGATACTTACCATTTCCACCTACTGTAATCGTAAAGCTCGATCTAGTATCATACGATTCAGTAAAAGCAAGGTGACCATATTGGAGGGAGTCTATACTCTCACTCAATTTAATTTCAATTTCACATTCTTGTTTTGTGAGTGCACATAGGGGTATAGCCAGTTCAGGGTTGTTGTGGAAATAGAATGGAATATCAATTATATACTTCGTTGGTGTTGTCGCTTTTCCTAAATAATCATTTATAATAGGTGGTCCTGCACTAACCCGAATTCCCGAGTCTTCACCGGGATACTTACCTATAAGTTTTGATAATGCCGTTTGTTTTGTTTGTGTGATATAATGCTCACTGTATATCTGCAACCAATCACGGGGGATACGTTGTACGAGCTGCCCCCCGATAACTAAATCTACGTGATCAATTATCGTGTGTCCGATAGATTCGTTGTACCCCTGATACGCATTTAAAGCTGGGAGATCCACGTGTACTCGTACACCTTTCAATAGGTCACCCGAACCAGCTGGTATCGTACATTTTACAGTATTACCGTATGCTATTTCACCCCTGACATCGTGTTTTACATCGTACACTGCAAAATTTGAATGCTTCCTGAATTGTTTTATGAAATGTGTATACTCGGGATTTTCTGTAAAAAAAACATCCTGGGTACCCGTCGTGGCAAGCTGGACCCGACCTGCCATTTCTATTATTAGATGTTAAAATTTTAAACCCGCTAAACCGCTTTCAATGTGTAATACATTATAACTAAGTGCGTACACACCGACATTGATGTTACGCGTGGTATCAGCTGTCGTTGTCCCCGACGTTGCAGTAGGGACTGTGTCGAGTTCTATATCCAATTTCTTGTGAATAATACGACTCATGTTAAGTTGTCCGGTGGGGTAATAGACCTCCGGTTTAAGTGCAAATGAATATGTATAGAATTCATATGCTGGATCTGGACACCCGGTATGATACCGGAGCGCCTGTTGATATGCTAGATATTGACCGCTATGATCGAATACGGTTGCGCCGTTACATTCTAAATCGATATTCTTAATTGTCCGGTGATCTGATCGTTTTGTGTTGGTGGCTGAACCTATTGCGGAACCCTTTAAAAT